ACATTCGTTAATGGTATTAGGCAAAAACCTATTAGTAAAAAGAAATTAGACTACTGGATTGATAGTGATCCAAAAGGTTTCTGTAATGAATATCAGTATAGAAACTTTCAAAGAAATCAGCGACTTGTTGATTTCGACTATATACCTAAAGAGATAGAAGAAAGTATCTTATCAGAATTTGATAGTATAAAGGCTGCAGGAAGACATAAGATATTAAACTATTTTATTAAAAACAAATTAAACGATTTAATCGGAAACATACAGGAGTTTTAAAGATGGCATTTGATGAAGAAGGAAAGTTTGGACCAACCCTAACATTCCATGAGATATTATTAAAAGTAAATAACGCAAAAGATAAACCTAAAAAGTTAAAGGTTCTACAGCATTATGATACAGCAGAATTAAGAATGGTTTTAAAAGCAGGATTTGATCCTAAAATATCATGGCAATTGCCAGATGAAAAACCACCATATAACGAGAACGGTGCACCAGAAGGCACAGAACACACTTATCTCAAAAGAGAGGCAAGAAGATTATATCACTTTATTGAAGGTGGTAATCCAAACCTATCACAGAATAAAAGAGAAGCAATGTTCGTTCAGATCCTAGAAGGTCTAACTTCTGAAGAGGCAAACCTATTACTGGCATGTAAAGATAAACAATTAAATAAAAAATATAAGGGTTTGACAGCAAATCTAATCAAAGAGGCATTTAATTGGAACGATTCTTTTATGAAAAAGTAAGTAAAATCAACACTTTTAAGTGCGACAAAATGTGCCAATTTAGTGCTTGACTATTGGGGCATTATCTGATACATTATAGATATGAAAACAAGATATGACATTATTTACAGATATCACGGTGACGACTGGTCTAAAATGACTGTCGACACTTTTGGTGAAGCAAAAAGAATCAAAGATTTATTAATCGAAGGTTATATTGTTTCAGACATTAAAATATTTGAAACTGTGGATAACAGATGTGTTTTCGATGCAGTAAATTTAATTGATATGAAAGAGGTCGCATAATGAGTAAAGTAAAAGAATGGTTGTATGACCAAGTTGAAGACAAGATTGAAGAAATCAAACTTGCCTATAAAGATGAAATTATTAACAGAGATGAGGCAATACAATCTCTTATCGAAGTAGAACATGCTGACGTTTGGGCAGGTGATGACATCGATTACAGTATTGCTTCTGAAATCTTAGATGATGGTATGGAGGGTGCATACGCTTAATGCATTTAGGAAACATCATATTAGGTATACTATGTTCGTTAGTGATTATTGTATTTATGGTATTTCCAGTAAAGGCACAGACTTACAATGAGGCAGTTCTCGGACATATTATTACAGAGAACATTAGAGGTGGAATTAATAACGAAGCAGTAATGCAGGCAGAACTACAACGTGCCGCTTACATATTTGGTATGAAGTCCATAGACATATTAGAATCTTATTTACCATCAATGTTAGATGGTGTGAAAAGAGATTTGCAGATAGAAGTAGAGGAGAAATATAAAGATGTATTATCAGACTAAATTTAAAATTAAACGTTGGATTGAAGATTTTGATATGAAATATGATCGTATTAAAGTATCATTATTATCCATAACAATCTTAATGACTTTGGCATTTCTATTGTCAATGTTAGGTAGACCTGACAGTGATTTTGATTCCAAACAAATGCAAACAGATATTCAAATTATAGAGAAGGACATACAGTCTATACAAGAATCTTTGGATGGTATCATTGATCATCTTAAAGAAAGAAATAATGCCAAAGAGTAAAACTAAAAAATTTAAAGACGAAGTACCAGAAATACCATTTACATATGATTTCTATTTGGTATATTGGGAAGATATTCAGAGTGATGCTGGGTGGAGAGATATGAAAGATATCTTAAATTCTAAACCTGCAACTTGTGTATCTACTGGTTGGTTAGTAAAACGTGATAAAAAAGTTCATATCTTAATGAGTGATTATGGTTATGATGATAAAGGTGGTCTATCAGATGGTGGTAATACTACTGTTATACCAAGTAAAAATGTGATTAAAAAATTTAAGATAGAGGGACTTTGAACAATAATCCACAATCATATGCTGGTTTATTCATTGCTGTTCTCATACTTGCCATTGTTTGGTGGGGATATGGTGATGCGAAAACTTACGAACCAAAGAACAATGAACAAGATTGTTTAGCACAAAACATTTATTTCGAAGCAAAATCTGAATCACAGGCAGGTCAAATTGCTGTTGGTCAAGTTGTTTTAAATCGTGTTAATAGTCCAAAATATCCTAATACAATATGTGAAGTAATTCGTCAAGGTCCAACCTACAACTGGACAGAAGATTTTCCTGTTAGACACAAATGCCAGTTCAGTTGGTATTGTGATGGCAAATCAGATAAAATTAGAAACCAAGACGCATGGTATAAAGCAAAATCAATTGCAAGTGCTTTAATCTCAATGAGAGATATGGTTCCAAATATAGTTGAAGATGCTACACACTATCATGCTCATTATGTAAATCCACATTGGGCATCTAAGTTAGAAAAAGTCACAAGAATAGATTCACATATTTTTTATAGAGTAAATGATTAATCCTGTAGGTAGATACCTAGTTCATTCTTATATCTATTATCATTTAGATGGTTCCGTAATTAGTGATGGTCAGTATGATGAAATGGCAAAATACATTTTAGAACATTGGAACGAATTAGAACACCCACATAAAAAACTAATAGACAAATCATCATTAGAAGCTGGTACCCTGTTATTACGAGAAGACGAATACCCAACAATAGTAAAAGATACTGCCAAAATGGTAAAGAAAGGCGAGATAGAAATCGAAGATAGTGCCACATTACCAGAAGAAAAGAAACAATTGTTTAGTAATTTAGATGAATTTTTTAATTGACAAATGAAAGAAAACCTGATATAATACACCACAATGAATATTTTTTATCTACATAACAATCCTCGTATTGCCGCAGAACAACATGTGGATAAACATGTGGTCAAAATGATAGTTGAATATGCTCAATTATTATCTACGGCACATAGAATGATTGATGGTGTTCAGTATGCTGCCAAAAGTAAAACTGGTCGTAATGTAAAACGATATAAACTAGAAAATGAAAACCTAGATAACACTATTTACAAAGCAGTTCATTATCATCACCCCTCTGCTGTATGGGCAAGAGAAACAAAACCACAATATGAATGGTTATATTCTCTGTTTGTAGAACTAGGTAAAGAATATTCATACAGATATGGCAATAAAATACACAGCACAAATGCTTTACTGAATGAAGTATTAAAAAATGCACCAAAGAATATCAAACAAGATGGTTGGCGAGATCCACCACCAGCAATGTCACATTTTCCACAATGTATAGTGCCAGGTGATAGTATTAAGTCTTATCACAATTATTATAAAGAAGCAAAGAGTTATTTTGCTAAATGGACAAATAGAAAGGCACCAGACTGGTTCACAGATGGAATTACAACATAAATTAATAGAAATTACAAAAATCTTTACAGATAAAGATATAAATAATAATTCGCACTACATAGATGACCTAGACTTTGATAGTCTAACAGTTATTGAATTTATTATGAAATTAGAAGACGAATATAATATAGAGATATCAGATGATGAGGTATCAAAAATTTATAGAGTGCAAGATGCTCTGGAGTTATTACAACGTAAGGTAAAATGAAAGAATTTATATACGGTATAGTGATCACTTTAATAATGATTATCGTATTAGCATATATACAACCACATACCTGGTTTTATCATGGCATGGAATGTAATGGTGGCATAGGTGGAGGTTGTGATAGATCAACCGCTACTGGTGGATTTTTTAAATGGATGGGAACAAAACAATGAGAAAATTTATACATGATAGTTGGGAAGGTATAATGAATATGGATAAAAATCCATTAAGACATATACCAGACTTACAAGTTAGACATTTAACACTACAAATATTAGCATGGATGTGGTGTATTACATTTAGTTTATTAGTAGGCAGTTGGACTGTATTTGGTTATACAGCAGTAGCACACTTTGTATTCTTACTTGCTATTATCATAACAGTTGCAACATTTAAAGCCGCAGAGAAAAGAAAGTTTTATCACCCTGGTGGTCAATTTAAATATGAAGAAACCGCAGGAAAATATGAGGACATATGGTAAACGTAGTCAAAGTACCTTTTAGATTTAATTCGAAAGGATATGATCAGTCAGGACAAGAATACATCGAGTTAGTCGATGGTGGTTCAGATGGTTATGATGATGGTAAAGATTTTCATGGTGAATGGTGGAAGACAATACCTGATAGTAAAGACTACGGCACAACAGGATATACTGTGAAGTATAGTTATGAAATTTGTGCAAATTGTGAAAGTGATTTGGTGGACGGTAAATGTCCAATGTGTAAAGGAGATAATGATTAATGCCAACATATAGATTTAAAGATCATAACACTGGTGATGTCTGGGAAGAAATTATGATGATTGCTGAAATGGAAAAATTTAAAAAGAAAAAACACATTGAATTATTACCACCAACACAAATGAATATTGTATCTGGTGTTGGAACCATTGATGGTAAAACAGATAGTGGTTGGAAAGATAATTTACAACGTATTGCTGCCGCACACCCAGAATCAGCATTAGCAGAAAGATACGGATCTGGTGAGAGTAGTGCGAAACTTAAGGCAAAACAAGTGATTAAGAAACACAGAGCGAGAAAGAAAATATAAATAGTTTAGTATCTGTCCAAACAGATCAAAGAGCAAAAGTAGGGTTAACTATAGCCCAAAAGTCAGCTGGTATTGATCTCGGACTAGATAAAGGCCCATCTTCTGATGGGCCGCACCTTTGGAGATAAAATGGCGAAAAAGAAACTTGCAATTACACATAACGATTTAGTCAACATTAAACCCATCACAGAAAATCAAAAACGTGCCGCAACGGCATGGAAAGATAATAAACATCTATTCTTATACGGTGTTGCTGGAACTGGTAAAACATTTCTATCATTAAACTTAGCATTAAAAGAAGTTCTCAATGAAAAGACAGAACAACAAAGAGTTTATATTGTAAGAAGTTTATTACCAACTAGAGATATAGGTTTTCTACCTGGTGATGAAGAAGACAAAGCATTCTTATATCAAATGCCTTATCAAAACATGGTAAGATTCATGTTTCAGGCACCAACTGATCAAGCATTCGAAAGATTATATGTTGATCTCAGAAACCAAGGCACGATTGAATTTTTATCTACATCGTTTTTAAGAGGTATAACAATTGATAATGGTATTATTATTGTTGATGAATGTCAAAATCTAAACTTCCACGAGTTAGATACAATCATCACAAGAGTTGGACAGAACAGTCGAATTATATTCTGTGGTGATTTTCAACAAACAGATTTAAACAAGACTTCAGAGAGAAATGGTATCTATGACTTTCAAAGAATCTTATATGAAATGGGTGAATTTGAGAACATAGAATTTGACTTAGGAGACATCGTAAGAAGTGGGTTCTTACGGAATTATCTAGTAAACAAAATAAAGTTAGGATTGCACTATGACCAAACTTAAAGAACTAAGACAACAACACAAATACTATAAAAACAAAGTACAAGAAATTGAAGAAGATCGCAAGGCTGATCGTTCAACAGAGTTGTGGAGAATCATTAGAGAACACAAGAAATTAAAATTAAAGTATAAGACGGAGTTATTAAATGCAAGATAATTGGATAAAATGTTTGGAAACAATATTACACCACGAGGGGGGTTATG